TGTGAATCTGTAGTAGCAGATCCAATCTCTCTCTTCTTGTCTCCAGAACCAATAGTAATTACTGGGTTCACATAATTAGTTCCCACGTTTATGATACTAATATCATCTAACTTAGGAATTATATCACCACACTTAGCATATATTGCTTTTGCCTCTTGTGGTATTACAAGTGTCGGGAATTTATTGTTAAAATTCAATGTGAATTCATGACCAGATTTTGTTCTTACCTCTAATCCAACAGTTAAGTTATTATTGAATGATGTATCTATAGTTGCGAGTAATATATGATCTACATCATAGTCGGTATCAACCACCTGTAATATATCAGGTGATCCAGTAGTAACTTGCTCTATGAACTCACCGTCATTTACATGCTCTTGTAATCCTACTTTTTTAACCAGTATGCCATACTGTTCATTAGGGCAGAATGTTTCGGCAGGATCAAATCCATATCCTATGCCAGGATTAATGACTTCTACTGAATCTACCATGCCATTAACAATGTTTGGTTTGAACTTAGCACCACTTCCCTCTGGTTCATTACATGTGAATTGTGCTTTGACTGATGCTTCTGCATTAACACCTGATCCTTTCTTCTGCATAAGCACGCCAAGAATCTGTCCTATATCATCAACAATAGGTAATGCTTTTATTGGACTGGTTGATTGTAAGTTATCCCATACCATTTCTGGGAAGCATGGTTTCTTATTTAATATAGAGTTAGCACACTGTACTGCTGATGATGCTACGTTACCAGATGAGTCATAGAAGTTAAGATCTTCAAACTTCTCCAGAGGTCCTCGTGTATCAAAGTTTTTAAGTGATAGTCCAGTTGCTATACCAGCTGCACTTTCAAGGTCAACAAGTGCACCACTAGCAGTGTCAAATACTTTCTTTACGCCATTACGATCTACAGCAGGAACAAATCCTTTGATAGGATTACCCTTACCAACGATTGATATAGCATTTGGAGGTTTGACTGCATACTGTGCGACCTGTTTTGCTGCTCCCTCAAGACCTTTTGGTTTTGCACCGAGACCAGTCTCAAATACTGACGCACCAATAGCACATGATAGTTGTCCATCACAAAATAGATCTATAAAGTCACCGACCTTATTAAGTAAGTTTTGTATCTTCTCTGTTGCTCCTTTGATAGCACCCGTAATACCTTTCAATATACCCAATGCACCCGTGATACTGTCCATGAGTTTCTTCATGATATCACCAAGAATATTTTGCACAAGACATAGAGCAGTGTCTAATACATTCTCTACTAAATCTTTCAATAATCCTTTGATAAAATCACCCAACTCACCTATCAGTTGTTTGAACAAACATGATACAAGGTCTCCAACATTCTTTAATTGATCTCTGACTGCAACATCCAACTCTGGATCTGGAACACTAAGTTTTTCCAAACCTTCCTGTACAAGTTTATTGGTCTCTTCCATGACCACGCCCTTGATATTAGCAGTCAATCCAGTTAATTTCTTTTGTATGCGTTGTTGTACTAGATTAATTTCGTAGTCTAAATCAACGACAGCACCATCTAATTTATTAACAAATTGATTGATATCATTCTTCTCTATACCACGAGCAAACTTCATAAACTCTGCCATAGGTGCTTCTAATTTAGTAGCAGTTTCTGATCCACATTTACCATTACCAACATGGACTGTTACCTTTTGTTTCTCGTCTGCTAACTTCTGTTTTTCACTCTGTTCTTTTGCTGCACCACGTTCGTTCTTTGAAGTCTCTTCTCCTTCCTCAGTCTTATGTCCTTCATTGTTTGTAGGTTTTTCATCTACACCTGTTTCTTCATTAGTTTGAACTGTACTACCAGTATTAGCTGCAGAACTACCATCACCAGTATGGTCACGCCTTTTATAGTCAGTTGATGCTAGTCTTGCAAATCCTTCCTCTTTACCACCAGCTACGCCATAACTGCTAGTAGGATTCTCATCACTAATACTTCCCATGACAATAGGAATCTGTGCTGATGTGCCATCCATAAAGAATCCAACAACCCAACTATTAAGTTGTAATTGATGAACAGATCCAATACCAGAACGTTGTGAGTATATGGGTGGCATCAATACCTGTGCCCATGGTAGATCAGACGTAGGTAACTCTTTTCTATTTGGAGTATGATATCCTATAATTCTAACCTTAACTTTATTAGTCCAGTCCCAATCTCCATAATCAAAATCTCCTGCACCACCGTCTAGATCAGCATTCCAGAATTTTGCACCATCATTTTCTACCTGTCCAACCCACCAGTTAAACCCTTCTCTACCTATAAAATTAGCAAGACTTTCCATTATGATTCCTCACCATCTGAGTCTGTATATAATGTGATTTTAGATGTCATTTTATCTTCACTAGATTTGAATGTTCTCTCAACTCTACCGATAACATATTTACCAGAGGTTGCAAAGTCTTGCTCTCGATCACTTGTACCTTTATATACATCTAACTGTACTACCTCACCTATCTCTAGTGAGTAATCTGCAACAAGTTCTACAACTACTTTTTTACCATAAAATAATTTTTCCCTTAAACTGGATTGTGAAAGTTGTTTTGTGAATCCCTGTGTGTATGTGCCTTCGGTAAACAATGCAGAGTCAGATAATTTAGACATGATTCTAGTATATGTTACGTTAGTGTCAAACCCCTTGTAAAATTCTGGTACTCTCCTTGAGTTCATTACACTAACGTCTTGATAATATTTATTGATACTAAAAGGATGTTGCTCAAATTTCATATCTTTTATATCTAATGTCATCACATTACTAGAGTACGAACCTAAGTTCAACCCCTTTAATAAATCAACTGAAGTTTCGACAGTTAGTTTGTCTAGAGCAATGATACCTTTATCTTCTTCATCCTCTAACTCTCCACCTTCATGCCCTACAACCATTCTCACTACTGGTTCTTTACTGGCAAATGAATCGTATGAAACAAAATTATATCCTGATCTTGTCTCATAAAAAGCATATCCTGCAGTTGCATTTTTACCACTACCTTTTGTAGCTGGTATTGCCTTGGTAGCTAACCATCTTATTGCAGTGAATGGATTCCAGTACGGTGATACAAATGAGAAATTATTGACTGTTGGTTCAAAGTTTAGTAATCTTTCTTCGGGAACACCAATCAAGTCTATCATTATTTCTTTCTTTACAACACGATCTATTTTATTACCCATACCTTTACCAAATCTACGTGATATTTTATTAGCAGCGTTGTTTAAAAAATCAACTCTACACATCATCAATACTGCAGATGATTTACCACCTATATTTCTTCTGTCTTGTATATCGTATATAACAAAGTCTCCTCCAATCTCAGTTGCACCTTCACTGTCTCCAATACGAATGAACACGTTTTCCATACCTGTTAGTTCAGATATAAAACCAGTCTCACTATCTGTAACCTGTATCTCCATAAGCATAGTAGCAGACATAATATCTTCAGTATATTTGACATATAGTACCTGATTAACTCCAATGGGAGGATAGTCCGCAATGAAGAATTGGTAAAGATTAAAATTTGACTGAGTATTAACTGACATTAGAATTGAGAAGTCCTGTTATATAGATCAAGGTATCCAGATTTTTTGATCTTTGGTTGAGCAAGTTCGCCACCCTCTTGTTGCATAGGTGGTGGACTTGGTGCACCTGCAGCAATAGCAGCACCAGTTCCTGCAGCGACATCAATCTGTTTCTGTGTCTTGGAATCAGCATTCTCCCTATTCTCTTGTATAGTTTTATCAGTCAGTTCTGTTAAATTTACTTTCTGCTCAGTTTTTGGTGCAAATAAATTTTTGATACCACCAAATGCTTTCATACCAAGGTTCAAACCCATGCCCATAGGTGTCATAGCAAATGCTTTCTTAGCTATACCACCTAGTCCTGCTTTACCCATCTTACCAGCTAATCCTTTTGCACCCTTGAGTAAACCTTTACCCGCATTGAATGCCATACCCATAGGTGTTAAACCAAACAACTTAGATGCCATTGACCTAGTTTTCTTGACAGGTTCCATAGCTCTGCCTGAGCCATCACCCATACCTATACCGTCAGCAGTTCCTGTATATGGTGCACGTCTTCCAAATGTAGGATCTCCCGATGCACTTGGTAATAAATTCTGTTGTGGTGCTGATGGTAGTTGTGGTTGGTCTCCACCACTTGCAGAGTCTCCTCCACCACCCATTTTACCTCTGACAAAGTTAATTGCCTTGGCAAGGAGACCACCAATAACTGATCCTTTTTTATCGTCTTTCTTATCGTTATCTTCTTCATCGTTTGCCACTTCAGCACTAGCAGCACCTAACTTGAATGAGTTGGATATCTTAGATATATTTCTATTCAATATCTTAGATGCTTCCTTACTTGGTGCAGGGATCTTCTCTAATAAATCTGTCATTGCAACAGCAGCAGATTTAGCAGGAAGTGCTAAGGCATCCATGAATGCCTTCTTCATCTTAGGATCTATTTCAAGATTATCTTCTAGATCTTTCTTGACCTTCTCTTTAACATCTTTCTCACCTATTCCTGCATCTTCTAACTTATCTACCTTTGGTATATCTCCTGCTTCTTTTGGAGGTGATACAAATCCTGCAGCTCTCTTAGCTTTGTTCTCTTTAAATTGCCTTATTCTTTCTGCCTTGTCATATATCGTATTACCTTCAGCATCTTGACCATATGCAGCTACAGGGTCTGGTACGAGATTTGCAGCTGGTAACGCCTTTGGTGCTACTACTGGTTTCGGTGTTACATTAGTCGCAGATACATCAACAGTCTGTTTAGACGCAGGAAGATCCATTGCCTTTGTAAGGGAACTAGGATTAGCGATGAACTTGGAAAGTCCAACACCCTGTTTCGACATAGCTGGAGGTAATGCTTTCATGTTACTTGTACTTCAGAACGTAGTTGGAAGTTTTATCCATAGGACCTATCTGCAACTCTATTGCATCTTCTATATCCTGTTCATCCATCCATTTATATACTATAACTTGTTTGGGTGGCATGTTGACAGGAACAATTCTTGGTGCAGAAACTACATTACCCGATGCATCAGTTGATCCTTGTGTTACTGGTTCAGTATTTAGAGTCTCTTTTGATCCAGATCCAGATGGTGCTGATATTGCACTACCTGTTCCAGATGCAGTCTTAACAGCACCTGATGATGGTTTGCCAACTGGGTCGTCAATGTCAGGTATCCATTTATTTTTGCCAGGTTGTAACCACTTAGTATTCTTCTCGTTGTTTAGATAATCAAAATGTACTGGATCTCCTTCACCTTGCCATGCAAATCCAAACTTCTTACCTTTATCTCTCATCCACTCGTTTGCTTTTGAGTAGTAGTCAATATCAATTGCCCAACCTTGTCCATGTGGTGACTGTCCTACAGGTGCAGGATTTATGGCGTTCTCATCGCCCGCTTCTGCTGCTGCAATTAATGCTTGTTGTTGTTCTGGACTTCTATATGAAGATGTCACACTCATAGGCAAGTTTATACCATCTTTTGCTGCACGATTTACTGCCTTCTTCCATGCCTTCATAGTCGGTGGATTAAGTATAATCGGTCTCCCATACATGTCCTTACTAGGATCTGGAGCTGGTGCTGCTCCAACTTGGTCTTCTGCTTTCTTTTGACCTGGCAATACGCCCATGTCTTTAGCAGCAAGTGTTGCATCAAGTCCTATGGATATAGCAGTTCCTGCACCAGGTATCATAGATGCTGC